TAGTAGCGTCACTAACGTAATGGAAGGCTTGAACAACAAGCTGATAGTCAACTGGTCATAAGGTAACGACATGGATTTCATCGACCACAGAAGCACGGCAAAGTTCATATTCAAGACTTCAGCGACCGATGAGAAGGCTCGCATTGATGACTCTGGCAACATCCTCACGGGCAAGACCTCCAGTAACTTTAGTACCGCAGGCGCAGAGGTTCGCAATGTAGGGAATATATGGGCGACACGCGACGGTGGTGTCCCCTTAGCCTTAAACCGCCTCAACAGTGACGGGACGATTGCACAGTTTTACAAGGATGGTGGCTCGATAGGCGTCGTTGCGGCAGTCAGTGGTGACCTTGCTATTTACTCATCGGCGTCGGGCCATTCAGGGTTACGGCTTGGAAACGGGTACGTTGCATCGACTAACAATGCTGGAACGATACAGAACGGCAGTATTAGCCTCGGTTTAGATTCTTACAGGTGGGAGCATCTGTGGCTGTCAGGTGACGCCAACATCGGCGGCAATGCCACAATTACTGGCGACCTAACCGTTAACGGCACCACCACTACGCTCAACACTGCCACGCTAGACGTTGAAGACAAGAACATCACGTTAAACTACGGCGCGGGCGACACGTCAGCATCAGCAGACGGCGCGGGCATCACTATCCAAGATGCGGTGGATGCGAGCAACAACGCCACTATCTTGTGGGATGCAACTAACGACGAGTTTGATTTCAGCCACGGGGTTAATATTACTGGCGGCCTTTTAACTTCAAGCTCTGTCGCATTTGGAAACTCTACATTAGATCCCGATGCTTACGGATCTTATGCAGGCGGCTTTGGCACTATCGCAGATGGCAGTGGCTGGGTTGCGCGTGGGCTATTTGTTCACGGCGGCGGCACGGGCGATGCGGCGGCTATAGGTCACAACGGGTCTGCACTTTATTTCGGCATACAAAACAACTTGTCCAATGGAAGCATGGCTACGTGGCTTACCGTTCAGCCCAACAAGCAAACCACGTTTGCGGCGGCGGCAACCTTTGCAAGCACCATTACCTTTGCTGGCGGCACCACCTCTGCCAACCTTAATTTTGGCGACAACGACAAGGCTATCTTCGGCGCTAGTGGAGACCTACAGATTTACCATGATGGGTCTAATAGCTACATTAGTGACCAAGGAACTGGCAATCTGCTTTTAGAAACAGCAGGCGATAGCGTAAGACTTGTTAAGTCTCCCTTTGAAAACATGTTGGTTGCTAATGTTGATGGAGCAGTTCAACTTTATTACGACAACAGCCTTAAACTAGCCACAACCTCCACAGGCATCGACGTAACTGGCAATGTCACAATACCTACTGGCAACAAAATAGCCTTTGACACTGATGGTCTGACCTACATTACAGAAGACCAAGACGAACGATTGCGCGTTTGGGTGGCTAATACAGAATTTATTCGGATGACCAACACAACGACCGATGAGATGCGGTTGTTGCCTTATGGCGGAAATCTATTTTCGGGCGGTAATCTCGACGTAACTGGCTCAGTGGTTGCTGATGGTTTGACCATATCAAGTGCAACAGCAAATGTAGCAGATTTACGAAGAGCAAATAATATAGGTGCTGGACAAGTTCTTTTAGGTAACAGTGATGGTCATGTAAGGTTAAGTGGCACTAATGGTTCTTTTGATGTTTTCAATTCAGGTAATACAGCTCAAAGATTTGGTGTCGCCAACAACGGAGACATCAGCTTCTACGATTCGGCGGGGTCAAGCCAATCTCTGTTCTGGGATGCCAGCACAAAATTTTTAGGTCTAGGTAGCACGACGCCACAGGCCAAGTTAGATATCGTCGACACAGCCTCTGACGTACAGATGCGCGTCTACAAGAACGACGGCACTAAGAACACACGGATTACGGTAACGGCTGACGACAGCGGCGCTAAGATCCACTACCGAGATGCAGACAACGCAGGCGCACTAAGGTTTAACAACAACCTTGGCGAGGTCATGCGTATTACTGCTGATACCACACGGGTAGGTATTGGCACTAGCAGTCCGTCTGTTCCTTTGACTGTAGCCACCTCTACATCAGGCTGGACTGCTTATTTAGACAACAATGCCACATCAGGCTCTAAGTCTGGCTTGTTAATCGACGCAGGCTCAACATCATCAGATTTTGCAATGTACGTTAGGAATGCGGCGGCTGACTCTGATTTATTTGCTATTAAAGGCAACGGGAATGTTGGTATCGGCACTAGCAGTCCAATTTACACAGCCGCCTCACGAACTACTACAACAATTAACGGCGCTTCAACTGCTAACTTGTCATTTGGCATTGGCGGAACAGGGTACGCAAATCTTTATGTAGACGCTTCAAATGTAGAGTTTGGGTCGCAAACCTCAGCAAATCCCGTCAAGTTTACAGTTGGCGGCAGTGAGAAGGCTAGGCTGGATGCTAGCGGCAACTTGCTGGTTGGTAAGACTGACACAACAGGCAATGTCGCAGGTATCAGCTTGCGTTCTACGGGCTTGATTGTCGGTACTGTGTCTGGCGGAACAGTAGGCTATTTCAACAGAACAACATCAGACGGAACTATTCTTGATGTTCGCAAAGACAACGCCGCAGTCGGTAGTATTGGTTATAACAGTTTTTATTACATAGCTGGTGGAGCAAGCGGAGGAACCCACGCAGGCTTAAGGTTTGTAAACAATCAGGCTATCAGACCTTGTGACGCAAGCGGTGACAACTTAGACAACGCATTAGATCTAGGCGCTTCTACGGCCCGCTTCAAAGACCTTTACCTGTCAGGCACTGCTTACGTCGCAACGTCGGTAGGTATTGGCACTAGCAGTCCGTCATCTTTTGATGCCGCTGGTGATAATTTAGTCGTTGGAACTGGTTCAGGCAACAACGGCATAACTGTTTATAGCGGCACAGCAAATGCTAGTTCTTTGTTTTTTGCTGATGGAACTGGCTCTGCGGCGGCTAAAGCTGATGGATACATTCAATATACCCACAGCAATCAGGCTTTAGCTTTTGCTACAGGTGGCGGCTCAGAACGCATGCGCATCAGCTCTAGCGGTGACGTTGGTTTATATGATGGTCAGTATATAAATTGGAGATTCGCACCTAATAGCACATACAGAGGCGGCATAAGATGTGATAGCTCTGCAAACATGTCTTTTGAAACAGGTTCTAGCGGCTCAGAACGCATGCGTATCGATGCTAATGGTTTGGTTGGTATTGGTCTTACTTCTCCTAGCTCATATTACGCTAGTGAGTTAGTTGTAAACGCAGGTGGTGAAGGCGGTCTTACTTTAGTCGGCGCCACTACACATGAAAATTATTTAATGTTTGCTGACGGTACTACTGGAACAGACCGTTACTCTGGTTATTTATCTTATAACCACGGCAGTAATTTTATGCGTTTTGCTACCAATGGTGGCACAGAGCAAATGCGGATCGACTCAGCGGGACGGGTTGGAATCGGTACGTCTGACCCTAGTTCAGGCACTTCAACTTATTACGATGATTTAGTTATTAAAAACGACACGTCTGGAACAGGCGCTGGAATAACTATTCAGTCAAATACTACCAATGGCTTCGGGGCTATTGAGTTTCGCAAAGCAGATGGAACGCAAGTCGGTAAAATGTATGCAAGTAGTGCAAATGGGCAGTTAGCATTTGAAACTGGCGGCTCAGAACGCATGCGCATAGCCTCTGGCGGGAATGTTGGTATCGGCACATCACCAACTGCCGTTTCTAACTACAAAGTTTTACACGTACAAAGCAGTCATGCTTCTGCTGGTGGTTACATACGCTTACAAACAAATGCGGCGGCAGAATACGCTGACATTTATAACTTTAACGATTCTTTGTATAAAGATGCAAATACGCAAATCTTTAGAAACAAAGGTGGCTCTACTGAGTACATGCGCCTAGATTCGAGCGGCAATCTTCTGGTGGGGAAGACTGCTACTACGTTTTCGACAGAAGGCATTGTTGCCTTTAGCTCTGCTGACTCTAACGGCTCACGAGTCAACATTACAAATGATGGTGGTGAGGCATTAAACCTCAATCGCAAAACAAACGATGGCAATATCGCTATTTTTTACAAAGACGGCACCACAGTCGGTAGTATTGCCTCTGTAGGCGGCAACAGACTTGCTATTGGAACTGGTGATGTTGGTTTATTCTTCGATTCTGTAGGCGATGAGCTAGAGCCATGGTCAATAACTGCTGGCTCTGTTAGAGATGCCGCCATAAACATAGGCCGCAATGGAGGACGCTTCAAAGACCTTCACCTGTCAGGAAATGTCATTGCAGAGCAAATCCAATTATATGATTCAACTGGAAACGATAGACAAGCATTAATTTTTGATGCGTCTGATAATTTACAAATTGCTACAGGAACCTCCACTGGTAGCCGTGGCATTACTTTTTTAACAGAAAACACTGAACGCATGCGCCTCAATGCAGGCGGCAACTTGCTGGTTGGTAAAACTTCCCTTAACGACAACCTTGCTGGATTTCAAACAAGTCCCAGCGGAGAAACTAGGATTACACGTTCAGGCGGTTTAACCTTAGCCTTAAATCGTAAAACCTCAGATGGCGAAATTTTAAGTTTCCGCAAAGACGGCACCACAGTCGGTAGTATTGGTACTGAAGGTGGCGACTTAACTATTGGTAATGCAGACACTGGCTTACAATTTGTTAATACTTCTCAAATTATTAGACCGCAAAACTTAACCACAAATTCAGCTATTGATGCTCAAGTTGACCTTGGACAATCAGCGTATCGCTTCAAAGACCTTTACCTGTCAGGTGCAATTACAGCGGGAGGAGGAATATCAGCAACTCCTGTTGTCATGTCTCTTGCAACAAATAACTCAAATTGCGACGTTACGATGCAGTCTGCTAATAGTGGCAGTGTTACAAGACTTAGAAACGGTACAAATGATTTTCAAATTCACACAAATGGCTCAGAACGCATGCGCATCGATGCGAGCGGGAATGTTGGTATTGGCACTGCTCCAGATCAAATAAGCTCCAACGCCACCACGCTCAATATTAAAGCCCTTGTTGATTCTAAAGGAGGCGCGTTACTTCTTGAGTCATCAGGCGAAACAGTCCGCTCTTACATGTATCCAAACAGTAGTGGCACTCAATTCGGCACGTTATCAAACCATGCTCTTCAGTTTATGACGAACACCACAGAGCGTGCGCGTATTGATACTAGCGGCAATCTCTTGCTCGGAAAAACCTCTGCCGATAACACGACGCAGGGCATACGGTTCTTAGGATCATCGGGCTTTATGTCGGTTGTGCGCTCAAGCAATACCCTAGCCGTTTTTAATAGAATCGACTCCGACGGCACCCTAATTAACTTCCGCACAAACGGCACGACTCGCGGCTCAATCTCTATTTCTGGCTCTACTACCTCGTACAACACCACATCCGATCAGCGAGCTAAAGAAAACATTGTCGATGCGCCCTCTGCCTCTGATGACATTGACGCTATTAAAGTGCGGTCGTTTGACTTTAAGGCTGACGGGTCACACCAGAAGTACGGCATGGTCGCGCAGGAACTAAGCACTGTCGCACCTGAAGCGGTAAGCGTCCCAGATGACGCAGAAGAGATGCAGAGTGTAGACTACTCCAAACTTGTACCGATGATGTTGAAAGAGATCCAAACACTACGTGCGCGAGTCGCACAACTTGAAGGAGAAAACTAATGGCTACATGGTCAATAGCAAACTTAGAGCGTCAGGCTGACGGCGGGGTTATCGTGGCTCACTGGCGTTGTGACGATTCCGAAACAGTAGGTGACGACACATTCACAGCGTCATCTTATGGGACTTGTTCATTCACGCCCGATGCTGACGCAGATGATTTCGTTGCCTATGACGATCTCACTGAGGCAACGGTTATTGGGTGGGTAAAAGCAGAAGTTGATGGTGATACGGTTGAAACTGCGCTAACTGATAATATATCTAGTCAGAAGACACCAACAACCTTTGACGGAGTACCGTGGAATGACTGAAGAAAGCCCAAAAATCGTATTGAATGATGTAGAGCATGACGTTGCTGATCTAAGTGATGAACAGCGCGTGATGGTCGCACATATCTCAAACCTAGACGCAAAGCTGGCCGACGCACGTTTTAGCGTAGATCAGTTGGCGGTGGCGCGTCAGGCGTTTGTCGACATGCTGAGTAAGGCTTTAGACGATCAGGAAGTAACCGATGCGGATTACGCTGACGTGCCTGATTCTGCTGAGTAGCATTGCCCCTGCCTTCGGGCAGGACATCACGCCACAGCCTGACCTTGACCCAGTACCTACCCGAGACGAACCTGACAATATCCGCAACGAGGGCGATCTGAACACTAATCAGATTGGGTCGAACAACAACAACCGAACGACAAACAACACAGGGCCGAATGCTGGCGCACAGATGCCAGCTAATACAGCGGTCAGCCCGTCGCTTATGTCCAGCGGTACAGAGTCATGCCTGCAATCTATATCAGGTGGCTTACAGCTTGTTGGCATCGGTGTGTCAACGGGCAAGTACATCCAAGACGAAGAGTGCAACCGCAGGCGTAACGCGATCACTTTGTCCAATATGGGCATGAAAATTGCGGCAGTCTCGTTGATGTGTCAAAACGCCGACGTGTGGCGCGCCATGTTGCTCGCGGCTACACCCTGTCCAGTGGTAAAATACGGGAAGATAATTGTTGGCAAGCGGGCAATGCTGGAAATTAAACAGCGGCCCGAGTTGTTGATTCCTGACTACGAAGACAGCAAAGACTTTTACGACGCAATCTTAGGCATGGGGGTAGAGACAGATGAGGCAGATGTACCTAGTGCTAGCTTGTCTGAGCGTTACCGCACAAGCGAGCGAGATTGATAACCTCATTGATGCCTCACAGAATATCCGTGACGTGTTTAAGTACGGCATTAAAACCATAGCTGGGGCGGAGTCTTACGCCTCACAGGGACAAATAGCGCCCGAGGGTATAGTCGACCAAGGCTTACTCGACAAAGCCAAGCAAGACGCCTACAACGCCGCAGTCTTAGCCGTTCAGCAACAGACCTACACATACGACCCAAACGCCTCACAGTATTTTGCTGACGAGGCTAGCAGTGCTATGGACGTTGTCAGCGAGGCAATTGACATCTACGTCGATGCCGCGCAGGTTTTGATTGAGGTTGCCACTGTTAACGAGATGGCGCAGGACGCGGCGAACGCAAACGATGAGCGGCAGGCAATGGCCTTGCAAGAGTATATCGGCGCTAACGACGTGACCCTTGAGGATGCAGAGGTTGATGCTTACAACGATGCCTACACAGCCGTACACGAGGCCACAGCGGTAGCGGCGGCATACATGGCAGTTGCTAATGATGAGACTTTGCTAGAGCAAGCTGACGAGATGGCCTATGACCTGCGCGTTACCTATCAAGAAGCGGCTAGCGTTTTTTTTGACCACGCCACTCAGTCGGTATGGATATCGTTTGATGGCGGTCAGACTATTCAAGGACTTAATCTTGATGACTACTATGTAAGCGTAGAGGACGTTCTGATCGAGTCGGCTGAACAACCATTTTTCTACACTTCACCCGAAGGCGGTTGTTGGTTCGCCGCAGACCCCGAGGCTTGTTACGCTAATGGCGATTGAAGACTTAGAGCTGAACGTCGGCGGGACGCAGATCAAAGGCGTTTGGATTGCTATTGTCTTGTCATTTGCCTCAACTATTGGCGGCGGTATATGGACAGCTTCCGAATTCTTTAGTCGCCTAGAAGCCTTAGAAGGCGCTGTAAGCGATGCCACAGCAGAGACTGCCGTTGTACAGGGTAGGTTTGAAGACCTGCGTACAAGGCAATCTGAGACCTTACAGGGGTATCAAGTCACCATATCCAACATGCAACAGCAACTAGACGATAACAACGTCGGGGAATTGCAGGGCAAGCTGGCAGAGCTATCGACTAACCTGTCGAAAATTATGGAATTACAGCGCGACCTTTTACCACTACGGGATAGGGTGGCGGCAGTAGAGAAGTCTAATAGCGAGACTGTCCTAACAGTCAATGCTAAAATAGAGGCATTGGGCAACATTGACGACCGCATGGCACGTCTGCAACGAGACATTAATGATGCGTGGACGGCAATGGACGAGTTAGCCAACCCTTTAGGGCGATGAAATGGAAATGAATGAAGCACTGCTAAAGCTAGAGGCGCACGAAAAAGAGTGCCTGATCCGATACGAAAACATCCAGCGCCAGCTAGATGAACACAATACCCGCTTTGACAAGCTAGACGCGGCGATCACTCGCCAGACCTATGCGACCATGACGGTCATCCCTATCGCTTTAGCAATCGTAGAGTTCCTTCGCTAATGTACCAGTTTCATAATGAGAGACCCTCGCCCGAGTTTTTGTTAGACGTTGTACGCGGCGCAATCCCTAACGCGTTCGCTATTCATAAGTTTGGCGCTAACTTTGACATCGACCAAGCTGACGACCCCGAAAGCGTATGGACAAGCGGCGGACTTTATCCTTGGGCGTCACTTTCTAGCGCCCAAACTATCTACTGTCTATCGACCAGCGCCAGCGACACGACGACGCTGACGATTGAGGGGCTAGATGCTGACTACAATGAACAGAGCGAGACGATCACGCTGACGGGTACAACAGCGGTAGCGACATCGAACACGTACATCCGCGTTTTCCGCATGACCTACGACGCAGAGAACGTGGGCGACATCACAGCTCGCGTTACAAGCGGCACAGGAACCGTTGTAGCGCAGATCGACGCGGCGTATTCACAGACACTCATGGCGGTCTACACGATCCCTGCGGGCTATACGGGCTATCTTACAACCCTTGATGCCACTATCGACGGCACAAAGACCTGTCAGGTACTTATGTATCACCGACTGACTGGCAAGCCATTTCGAATTGCGCACATTGCAGAGTCAGACGGCCACTATCGCTACGACTTCAATGCGCCGCTAAAGTTACCTGAGAAGACAGACGTAGACATTCGCGTCGATCAGGTAAGCGGCAACGACGCACGAGTCACGGCTAACTTCGATATCGTTTTAATCAAGGATTATTGATATGTGGCAGGCGTTGATCGGGCCAGTAGTCAATCTGGTAGGGGGGCACTTTGAGAGAAAGTCTGAGGAAAAGCGCGCGGTGCATGAGCGCAAAATGGAAGCGATTAAGCAGGACGCCAATTGGGAAAATATCCATGCAAGCAATGCGGCTAATAGCTGGCGCGATGAGTTTTTCTCTATTCTCTTTAGCATTCCTCTTGTGCTTTGTTTTATTCCACCTCTCGTCCCTTATGTTCGTGATGGTTTCGCGGTGCTGGAAACCATGCCAGAATATTACCGAATGCTCTTGGGCGCGCTTGTCGCGTCAAGCGTCGGAATTCGTGGCCTTACTAGGTGGAAAAGCTAGTGTATAAATACTTTCACGAGTCAGAATTTCGCTGTCGCGAGACAGGTCAAAATGACATGAAGCCCGAATTTATTGCCATGCTTGATGAGCTTCGGAATCGGTGCGGATTTAGCTTCACTGTGACGAGCGGCTATCGCTCAGTAGAGCACACGGCAGAGCGTAACAAGAAAAAAGGCGGCACTCATACGCAGGGCATTGCCGCAGACATCGCAGTGTCTAACGGCGTTGAACGCATGAAGATCGTAAAGGAAGCCTTAGACATGGGCTTCGGTGGTATCGGGGTAGCTCGTGGCTTCGTACACGTCGATATGCGCACCACTACCCCAGTTATGTGGACCTACGGCTAAAGCCTCTTACGCGGCCATCTTGACGTACTGGTGTACGCCGTTCTTTTTCTCAACCGCCATGAAGCGGCATCGACCCGAATCTAAATAAGCCTTCGCCAAATCCACTGCGTCAGCTTTGCGGTAAAAATACTCTGACTCACCAAGGCAGTCGCCCTCTTCGTTTTTGGTTGTGACCATCCAAGTCTCCCAACCCTCTTGATCGCAGTACCAAACCTCAGTGATAAACCAGCTATCTATGTACATTGTCGTCTCTCCTCTGCTTCAATGAATCAATTATCGAGTCAAAACGAAACGCCTATCAAGCGTTTTCCAAAGTTTTTCAACTTTTTTTTAATTTTTTCCCGCGTATTGGTTGTTTCTTGTCAGATTAATGTGCATTATTACATTGTTCCATGTGGAACAGTGAAGGGAGAAAACTATGCAATTAGATGACCAAATCGTGCAGTACAGCGAGATTCTCGACAAGCTTGACGAGGCTTTAGCAGAGCTTAACAAGGCTGATCGTGATTTCGACCTGACCGACATCCAAGGTCAGTGCGTCATTCAGTTAAAGCAAATTTACGACGCCATGATTGGCGACTTGCTCGATCTCGAACGCGAATCATTTTGAGGAGGATAAAAATGACCAAGCAATTTGTAGAGCCACAGCTTATCAAGGGAGAGCTAATAGAAGAGCTTGATTCTCTGGTAGGCCAGCTAAAAAACCTGTCTGTCTACAAGCCTAAGCCGTTTCAGATTATCGAAGCGGCAATGGATGCCCGCCTAGCGGATTTCCTAGAGCTTGCAGAGCAAGACTATATCAAGGGGTGGACTGACCAAGAGGAAGGCATCAGACACCGCGACGGTATGCCAGAAGCGTACAACGCTGGTTACGCCGATTCTTACGACTACGAAAACCAAGGAGGCATTTAATGGCTAATAAAATTCCCGAGGCGCTAGAGAAGGCGCTGAAAGATGTTGACGAGACTGTAGGGTCTGCAACATGGGATTGTCATGGCACGCCCGTTGTCCTCCATAAGGCGCTAGAGAAGATTGCCGCCAACAAGGGCATTCAGTTCGATGCGCCTGTGCATTTACTAAGTAACCCTGCAAGCAAAGAGGTGGTTATTCAGGTGACAGGTCGCTTAGGTGACAGGCAAGAATGGTCTATTGGTGAGGTGTCCTCGCGTAACTGTCGCAATGATTATCCGTTTGCGATGGCAGAGAAGCGAGCAAAAGACCGCGTTATCTTAAAGTTGCTTGGCGTTGCTGGTGACACTTACTCAGAGGAGGAGGCAGACGAATTTACCGACTCTATTGAGGCTCAGTTGATTGCTTACGTGCATGCAATCGACAAACACTTTGACTTTGTTGCCAGCATTAAATCAGCAGTAGTTAATGAAGAGTGGGACACGTTGCGATGCATTATTGAAGAGACACCGAACGAGGTTAAACAGAAGTTTAGCCGCGCCTATACGAAAGGCGGGGTATTCACAACGCACGAGGTTAAGTGCATGAAGCAAAACCCGAATGGAGGGAAGTAAGATGCAGTATGACAACAGCAATCGCGGAGTCTTGTTTAAGAACGACCGCAAGGAAAAGGACACGCACCCTGACTACAAGGGTAGCTATACCGATGGCAATGGCACCGAGTTTTGGCTGTCAGCGTGGCTAAAGAAGGACAAGAACGGCAACACGTTTATGTCTCTCAGCACGACGGCTAAGGAGCAAGTCCATAGTCAGGGTATGCAACAGGCGCGTCAGTCACTACAGACTAAGGAGCTAGACGATGATCTGCCATTTTAAGATAGGCAAGGCAATCAAGAGAGCGCAGGCGATCACTGACGTTGACAATGAAAAGTTAGCGTCGGCAATGAGTGTTACACCTACGCAGGTAAGCAGGTGGCGGCAGTGGGAAGATGCCAAGGTGAGTCGAGTGGTTCAGCTGTCGGCTTACTTCAACATGTCTGTTGATGAGTTTTTGAAATTAGGGAGGTAAAAAAAAGCCCCGTTGATGAGACGGGGCCGACCACTTGCTTTGAGAAGGGAGCTTGTGGCATCCTTAGATTGCACTCAGAAGGATAGGAAGAATTGTACAGCAATCTAGCTGTCTGTACACCTATCTCACCTATCCCTCCGAAATGAGTGCCTAGTCGAGCCTAGTCAAATAGTGCTGTCTCAGGTGCAGTCGCTCAAGAAAGCCGATTCATTCCTACGACCTTTAGAGGCGGGGACGAACAGTGGTTATGTTGCCATGTAGTAAGGGCGCGGTCTGGCAGAGCCGTTAATGATCTGCACTGATACTGTATGAATGATGGACTAGCTAGATACTTGTATAGGGCAACAACCGCCTCTAATGATCCCTATTGTCTAAAAAAAGGAGAAGGGTATGAAACTAACGAACGAAGTAAGATTAAGGTTAGACGCATGGAGCGGCGAAGGCGACATTGTTGTAGCTGATGGCTGGGAAGAAAAAGATGCGTTATGGCGTGCTGATGTTGTAAGAGATTGGATTGGCGACCTCACAGAGTTGTACAGCGATGCCCTGTTAGACATGGGCCGTAAGAATGCAACAGGCGTGCAATTTATTGAGCTGACAGATGACTACTTTCAGATAGTGCGAGGTGACGCGTAATGCTTAGAGAAACAGCGCAAGATCTATCAAATGAGGCAGAAATTCTCGACGTGTTTGCGAAGACGTTTAAATGCAACTGGCACAAGTTAGGTAACGGCGGCAAGTATCGCATCGACGCAGTGCTTTATCGTGATGCGGAAGTTGCGGCATGGGCGGAAGTGAAAGACTACAAAAAAAGCCTGTTCTTAGGATTAAACGTGCCTAAGTATTTAGAGGGGTGCAATTTAGCGCAGGAGACAGGCAAGCCGTTTTTCCTTGTGTTTCGCCACAATGCTCAGATTGGTTTTGTGAAAGTGCATGGTGGAGGCGCATGGTCTGATTGTGAAGCAACGCTAAAAATTGCTGGCGGTACGCAGAAAGGCCGCAAGGCTTTACCTGACGACATCGAGCCAATGTATATGATCGACAAAAGCGAAATTAGGTGGCTCGCATGATTTGCAAAGATGGCACAGACTGGCAACCAACAGACGAGCAACTTCTAGGATGGCAACACGCGTACCCCGAGGTAGACGTATTCGCAGAGCTTAACGTCATGGCTGTGTGGTTAGACTCTAACGAGCCTAAGCGTAAGACTGAGCGGGGAATGCCTCGCTTTGTTAACTCATGGCTCTCACGCGCAAATCAGAAAGGCGGCAGTCCCTTTGCACAGCAGGAGCAAGAGCAAACAGGCAAAAAGCCTATGAAGCAATGGTCACAACTCGACGATCTGACGCACGACTTTATGCAAAACGAACGCTTCCGAAAGTCATGCCTAGATAAGTACGGGCAGTATGTGACGTATGACGGGCAGAGGGTGACGCGATGATGGGCGAGTTTTGGCTGATAAAAGACCCGATTGAAATCAAAGACCGCATTGAAGCCTTCAAGAAATTTCTTGAAACGGAATGGTGCTGGGAAAAACCTGTAGCGTGGCAGGTAAAGGAGTACAAGCCACGTCGCTCGCTTAGTCAAAACGACCTTTTCCATGTGTGGGTAAGGGACATGACTCGGCACTTTAAAAAGCGAGGCGGGTTTACGGGTACAGAAGACGATCTAAAGCTCATGCTGAAGTATAAGTTTCTTGGAACCGAAGACGTTGAGGTGGGCAAAACGACTATACCCGCACAGGTTCGCGGCACTTCGACGCTAGACAGGGGAGAAATGCTATACTTTATGACACAAGTGGAGGCTTGGGCCATTGACCTAGGGGTCAAACTCACAAAGCCTCAAAATTCGGAGTATGCAAAAAACTGGGGGGGGTAGGCATGAGCCTATTGCAGTTTTGCAAAACCGAAAGGCAGAGAGAAGTTGTCAGCCGAGTAGAAGAAGGCCAGAGCCAGCGAGATATAGCTAGAGAGATGGGCTTAGGTCGTGGCACTGTAAGAGGGCACCTTGAAGCGGTTAGGGCAGTAGCCGCGAAACAAGGATACAGCCCCGAGCATGACTACACGCACCCAGTACCTGACGGCTTCACAGTCAGGGGTGTCTCGACGTACTACAACGACGCGGGGCAACCTGTCGGGCAGTGGGTCAAGAGCCAGTTAGACGCAGAGCACGCACTACAAGTTGCACTTGACCACTTTAAAGCTGGGCTTAAAGACGAGTTGCAGGGACTTGCAAAGCCTGTAAAGAAAAGCAAAGCCAAGAAGCAGAAAGACCGCATGGCCGTCACCATCGTTGGAGACCATCACCTTGGGATGCTGGCATGGTCACCCGAAACAGGTAGCGACCCGTGGGATTTGCAGATAGCGCAAGACACACTCATCAAGGGCGTCGATAAGCTTATGGAGAGCACAGGCGATTGCTCTGTAGGGGTTTTGCTAAACGTCGGCGACATGATTCACGCTAATAACTTAAAAGGCGAGACGGGCGCAGGAACAGCCTTGGACGTAGACGGCAGAGCGGGCAAGACCATACGCGCCGCAGGCAATTTATTCCAGATTATCGTCACCCGTATGCTTCAGCAGTACGATGAGGTATGGCTGATCAACGCTCGCGGTAACCACGACCCTGACGCCTCTTTGTGGCTAAACGAAATGCTCCGCATGTACTATGAGAAAGACAAGCGCGTGAAGGTGTTCGACAACTTCAGCAAGTTCATCCACTTTGAATGGGGCAATAACTTTGTGATTACGCATCACGGCGACAAGATACGCACTCGCCAACTGTATGAGGCAATCACACGCGACTATGCGCAGGAGTGGGGGCGCACCAAGTATCGCTTTGCATGGACAGGCCATATTCACCATAAGCAATCAGAAGAGCTAGGCGGTCTTACGTGGGAGAGCTGGTCTGTACTCCCGCCTCCAGATTCTTGGCACTCAGGTGCTGGCTATGGCTCACAGCGGTCGATTAGTTGTGTAGTATTAGACAAAGAGCACGGCGAATTCAGCCGCTTCAAGGTAGGTATCGAGGCACTACAGTGATAGAAAAAATGCCCATCCTCTCAATGCCACTACCTGACGGCGGGCAAGTGGTTTGTAGGGTAGATGCGATAACAGCGGCTACAACTAACATGCGCAACGAAGATATGACCGACGTGTATATTGACGTTGCTTGTCCCGAGGGGATCACAATAGATGTCGATATTGACTCTTTTACAACGTCATGGCTTACGGCGCTTCTCACAACTGTTGACGACTGGCGACTCGACCGTGAAATGCACTGACTGCGGTAAGGGTATGAATCCTCAATTCACTGGCGACAACGGCAAACTACGAGGCTGGTTTTGCGAGTGTGGCAACTGGGAAAAGGCCATACTGCGCGAGCGTCAATTTACTAAAGAGACCTACTATGGCAATCAAGCGCACAAACGCTGATATCTGGTGCAGTAAAGCGGTACGCCTGCGTGACGGCGCTTGTGTCCGATGTGGCAACACAGAAACGAATCAGGCCATGCACATATATGGCCGCAGAAATAAGGTGATTCGCTATTCCTTAGACAATTTGTTAACTGGCTGTTACACCTGCCACCGCCTGTTTACAGAGTCGCCGATTATGTTTGCTGATTTCTGCAACGAGTATCTAGGCGAAGGCCACATGGACATATTGCGCGAGAAAGCGCGTGGGTTCATGAAAGACAACAAAGCCGTGCGGGATGAGATTGCCAAGCACTACCGCGAAGAAGTTCGCAAGAAAGAGCAGAACCCTGACTACGTGATTGTTTCGTACAATTAGTTGCGCGTTTTTGGTATAATAATGTAGCAACAGGAGGATGTTGTTATGTGTGTACAGAGCCAGCGACAGTTTTTTGCAGAGCGGCATCACATCGTCGTTACTGACAAGCTTACCGAACTACTAGCGCGACTGGGCAGAGATCAGGGGGTGAACGAAGAAGACTACCTGAAGCGCCTCTCACGTCACCCAAACGAAGACCAATTTATCGCCGAGATCGCTCGCCACTACTCTGCCGCTTGAGCATAAACCCGAAAAAAAATCGCAAAAAGATCAAAAAAAGACTTGATCTAGATGATCGTGCCTGTCAATAATCTGTTCATCGGCTGGAGACACAGCCATCAACAAGGAGAAGGGTAGTGCGCAAGATTGAAGAGCAGATGGTAGAGGCGATTGCGGATCGTGAGCCATTAATCAGCGGTAACACTGAAGTTACTGAATACGACGGCGGCTCTCAGGGCGTGTATCTGCACGGCCATCTGATCGCGTCGATTGTGGATCGTGAGGCGCAACCTTACATTCCTACTATTCGACGGTGGCCGACTATGACCACAAAGTCGCGACTTCGTGCGTTGGGCGTAGATGTTTACACGCGAAAGGGCACTACATTCGTTAACGGCGAAGCGATCGACTAAGGGGGCTATCATGGGTGATGTTATTGATTTTGACAGCAAGCAGAAGGTGGAAGACGACGAGATGTCGATAGAAGCCGCCGCGCTTATGGACGATGTCTTCGACGCCTGCACTGACTCGACGTTAGAGCCCGAAGAGGTTTGCTGGTTAATGGTCTCGACCTTTGGTAACTCGATGTTTTACGGCATGTGTCGAGAGCATGCTATCGAGCAGTTTTGCAAGGCGTTCATGACAGTGATCTCGTACAACGAGGTCGATGAAAAAGAGATGTTCAAGGTTCTGGCGGGGGTGAAGTGAGCAATCGCTACTCGGAGCAAATGACACTGACGGAGGTGGCCGAGGTTCTCGGTATCTCTCGTCAGCGTGTAAAGCAGATCGAAACGGTAGCACTAGAGAAGCTACGGAAGAATCCAAAGGTTAGGGGTTTGTATGAAGGAATTATCGACGGACGCATGGGCAGTGGTGCTAGTGGGCATGATTTTATTAGTGTTCATTCTGGGGATAGTAGGGCGCAGTGATTACGACGATGCGGTAGCGCAACAAGACATTTACTGCGAATTTGTAGACTTATGGGGGCAAACAAATGGTAGAGACGGTCATCCTGACTTTAGAGGGATTTACGAAACGGCTTGCACAGATGGACAGCGACGAGATTGAGGACACGATCATCGCAGTCAAAGCCGCACACGCTATGGCTAACAGACACAAGGAGGACATGGCGATATTATCTGACTACAGCATAGTGGCACTTAAGGACAACGACGAGCCACCACTAGAAATAGTCAGGTACAAATTTCCAGCGTAGAGACGCATTGCCCGCACCTAGCGGGCTTTTTTTTACCCCAAATAAATAGGCGTTATTTATTGTCCGCACGCTAATCGCATATATTGGTATAATATGCACGGGGGAACACTATATGTTGCAAACGGTAACTATAGATTGGCGGCCCGTAGTACAGGGCAGTATGCCAAGGAATGAAGGCACTTACCTCGTCGCATTTGACGACGGGGCAGTGGAGACATACCCCATGTCAGACCAAGACATCAAACGCGGAGAAGTAAGAGACGGGCAAACACATGGCCTCTATTGGGCCGAAGGCTTACCGTCACCTTTATGATCTATGAGTCTATCAATCGACTATCTACCGACAGCGGACCTGATTCCGTACGCCCTAAACTCACGAACGCATACAGATACACAAGTGGCTCAGATAGCCGCAAGTATCCACGAGTTTGGATTCACTAACCCTATACTGATTGACGAGAAAGCCACGGTGATTGCTGGTCACGGTCGTTTACTGGCGGCGCAGAGACTTGATCTGCCCGAAGTTCCGACGATCTTGCTTTCTGGCCTTACTCAGGCGCAGAAAAAGGCGTATGTCATCGCAGACAACAAGCTCGCCTTGAATGCGGGGTGGGACGCTGACTTGCTCACAGCAGAGCTTGAATCGCTAAAAGAGATGGACTTTGATATCTCGATCACAGGATTCGATGACTTGCCCGATCTTGACGATGACGTCGACTACTCGCTTCTCGACGGCGAAGACATGGACGTTAGCGACGGCGTAAAGAAAGCCATCATGGTGGATTTTGAGCTTGAGCACTATGAAGAGGCTTATGAGCTTTTTAAGTGGTGGAGATCGCAAGACGCTTATGTCGGCTACATGATCCTCGACCACCTTAGAAAGGAGCGCAAGAAGCATGAAGCGAATTGAGTTAGTAGAAGTCGAGCACAGCATCAAGGTAGGCGATGTCTGCGGCGACATGGATTCTACGATCACAGAAGATTGCATATTTACGGCGGGCGATCAGATTGTAGGCTTCTTTCTGCGTGAGCTACCCGAGAAAGCGGCAAAGCTGGCAAACCTAGCCAACCACGAACTAAGGAGCAAACGGGTTCCGAAAACGGCTATGGTAAGAGCATCAGGCGTAGAGCAGTACTCTTGTATCATTGGTGGCGTACCAGCGAAGCCCCACATGAGAAGGCCGTATAACTCGGTGAGCAGTGTTCACGCAAAGCCTTCAGCTAAGAATTTCATTAAGGCCATGGACTTACTGGCGCGCGAGTCAGAGCAGATCATTGCGGACATCATGCCCGAGCAATACGAGTCTCAGATGAAGGTATTCAGTAAGGTCGACGACAAGTACAAAGTCGGTCGCTTGTTCAGTAGCTCGATTAGCAATTACAACATCAGTGCACCGTTCCATAGAGACACCGCCAACATTCCGAATACGGTGAACGCGATCATCACTAAACGGAAAAATTCAACGGGCGGAAACCTGTGCGTACCTGACTACAACGCTGTAATAGATCAATGCGATAACAGCCTGCTTGTATACCCAGCGTGGCGCAATGTCCACGGCGTTACTCCGATTGTTCCGACTTTTGAGGGTGGGTATCGCAATAGCCTTGTGTTCTATCCGCTAAAGGCGTTTCTCAATGTCTGACGTTGGCAGACCAAAGAAACCTATCGACTGGGCTCTAGTAGAGAAGCTGTGCTCGATTCAATGCACTGGGGACGAAATTAGCTCGATCCTAGAGGTGCATTACGACACCCTCAACAACCGATGCAATGAAGATTATGGGGTTAATTTTTCGGACTACTATAAAAAGGCGTCATCTGGCGGGAAAATGAGCCTTCGCCGAAAACAGTATGAAGTGGCATTGTCGGGCAACCCGTCCATGCTGATATGGCTAGGAAAGAATGTGCTCGGTCAGAGCGATCAGGTACAGCAAGACGTGAGAGATCTACCGCCTGTAGTTATTCAGCTTACCTCTGATGCGACTGACTAAAGCGCAGACAAAGATATTCACGGACGATACCCGTTTCCGAGTTGTCGTTGCTGGCAGGCGTTTTGGAAAGACATTCCTAAGCACGGCAGAGCTACTACACAGGGCATTGCGCAAGCCTGACCAGAACGTGTGGTATGTGGCTCCCACCTATAAGGCGGCCAAGGAAATCGCTTGGGACATGCTGGCAAGCCAGATACCCGTTGAGTACATAGCGAAGACCAACGAAACGTCGCTGACCATCAACCTAAAGAACGGGTCGAGCGTCTCGCTAAAGGGAGCTGAGAAGCCTGACAATTTGCGCGGACGTTCTTTAGACTTCGTTGTGCTGGATGAGTTCGCCGACATGCGCAAGGAAGCGTGGTTCGAGGTGGTCAGACCCAGCCTCAGCGACCGAAACGGAAGCTCACTTTTCATTGGGACACCTCGCGGAAGAAACCATTTTTACGATCTGTATGGCAAAGGAGCAGACGGCGATGACGGATGGAGTTCACATCAATACACCACGGTTGAAGGCGGAAATGTTGCACCGACAGAAATTGAGTCAGCTAAAGCGGACTTGGACGAACGAACCTTCCAGCAAGAATACGAAGCAAGATTCATCAACTACAGCGGCATCATCTACTACGCATTCAAGCGGGAAGAGTCAGTAGTACGGCACGATGGTGACCTATCAGTCATACACGTAGGCATGGACTTTAACCTCGACCCGATGAGTGCGGTACTGATGACGCGCAAGGGCGACACGCTCCACGTATTCGATGAAATCGTCATGTTTGGTAGCAACACCGATGAGATGGTTGCAGAGCTTCGCGAACGCTACGGAAATGGTACAATAGTGATATACCCTGACCCTGCGTCTCGTCAACGTAAGACAAGCGCAGGTGGAAGGACAGACTTGTCCATATTGCAAAACGCGGGTTTCGAGGTACGCGTCCGAAACTCACATGCGGCAGTACGGGACAGGATTAACGCGGTAAATAGTCGGCTACTGTCTAACGATGGCGTCCGACGTTTATACGTTGACCCTAAGTGCAAGAAGGTGATCGAGTCATTGGAACGCCACACCTACAAAGATGGAACGAGCCAGCCTGAGAAAGACGGCTTCGACCACATGAATGATGCACTTGGTTATGCGGTGGAGTATCTATTCCCAATTAGAAAGGCGAATGCGCCGCAATCCCCGCAGAGGTGGACGTAAATGTATTACGAAGACATCGAGTATCAGCACCCCGACTATGAGAACAACGTAGCCCGATGGGAGTTCTACGTCAGGAGTTACATGGGCGGGCAGGATTACCAAGATGGATCGTACCTCACTAGCTACCTCAACGAAGACAAGAACGCCTATGCACGGCGTTTAGAGCTTACACCCCTAGACAACCACTGCCGCAACGTCGTCCACGTCTACAGCTCGTTTCTTTGGCGTGTACCGCCTACGCGTAACTATCAGCAGATGGAAGGCAGTGCCGACCTTGAGGCGTTTCTGAAGGACAGCAACCTCGACGGGCAGAGCTTTAACAGCTTTATGCGTGAGGCGCAGATATGGTCGAGTGTATACGGCCACGTCTGGATTATGCTTGATAAGCCGCAGTCGACAGCAGGCACGAGGGCAGAGGAGCTTGCGCAAGAGATACGCCCCTATGTCACGCTAATCACGCCCGAGAACGTCTACGACTGGAAGTACGAGCGGATGCCTAGTGGTCGTCATGAGCTGACTTACATGAAGGTGCGCGAGTCTGTTAATCGTATCGACGGCACAACGACCGAGACGTATTTCCGTATCTGGGATCGCGAGAAGATACAGCTAGTCCGCTACCGTGGTGATGAGGCGCAGGTGGTTGAGACTATCGACAACCCCATTGGGAAGATTCCCGCAGTACACCTGCCCTCTAACCGATCCATCGTGCGCGGCATTGGTGTCAGTGACATTAGCGACGTGGCCTATATGCAACGCGCTATCTACCAAGAGCTTTCTGAGATCGAGCAACTTATCCGCATCTCTAACCACCCAACACTGGTTAAGACCTACGACACCGATGCAAGTGCAGGTGCTGGCGCTGTAATCAATATCAGCGATGACATGGACGGCGCACTGAAGCCGTACCAGATGCAACCGTCAGGCGCTAACCTTGATGCTATCCGTGCCTCCATTACTGACAAGATAGACGCTATCAACCGCATGTCGCACATGGGCGCAGTACGTGGCACAGAGGCAATTACGCAGTCAGGCGTGGCAATGCAAACAGAGTTTCAGATGCTTAACGCCAAGCTTTCTGAGAAGGCTGACATATTGGAACTAGCCGAAGAACAATTGTGGCAGTTGTGGTGTACATGGCAGGGGCATAACTTGCATGAGGTAGAGATAAGCTACCCTGACAGCTTCGATATTCGTGACTACGAAAGCGAGTTGCGCTACCTGCAACAAGCTAAGGCGTCAGGCGTTCGATCTACTACATTCGCACAGGCTGTCGATAAGCAGATTGCAGACCTGTTGCTTGATGATGAAATGCTTGCACAGGCACACACTGAGATTGAGCAAGGCCAACAGGCACTTGGTGACTTTACAGTAGCGCCAGAAGATGAACAGTGAGGAACTCACACGCGCATTAGAAGGGGCGACCTCTGCACATGAGCGTCGTCTTTTGCGTGCTATGGAGTCATTGCGTTTAAGGCTCACAGACGCGCTTGCTGGCCTTCCTCTACGTGATGGTGTGTTGTTTGACCTAGATGCCGCACTCGCCCTTAGAGCGCAAATAGACGGCCTTGTGCGCGATGAGTACCTGACGGTCATTGACGACATTATTCGCGAGTATCCCGACGCCGTAGCACTGACGCAAGAGTTCATGGAGCAGTTCGCCGACTTCCGTGTACCGCAGTCAGTCATCGGCCAGCTTCAGCAGTTTAGCTTTACGGGACATGAGGCACTGGCTGACGAGTTCGCAGAGGCGCTATATCAGCAGGTGTACAACAACACGCTGTCGGGCACGCCATTCTCTGCAAGCTTGTCTGAGCTTAACAACCTGCTAGACGCTGACCTGCAACGATACTCGAAGACCATGTTACATGACTCGCTTTTCGAGTTTAGCTCGTCCATACAGCAGGCGGCGGCGGCAGAGGCAGGTATCACTAAGTTTCGATACGAAGGTGATACTATTGAGACGACACGGCC